ATGCGAGCCCAACAACAATGTGGTCAATAATAATGCCAAGCCTAACAACAATGTGAAGCCCAACAACAACGCTAAGCCCAACAACAAAAAGAATGAGATCGTTCCCAATAACAAGGTTGTTCCCAACAACAAGAAGAACAATATCGTACCCAATAACAAGGTTGTTCCCAACAAAAATGTGGTAAATAACGTGGTCAATAACGTAGTTAACGACGTGGTAAATAATAATACCAAGCCCAACAACAAGAAGAACGAGATCGTACCCAACAACAAAAAGAACAATATCGTACCCAATAACAAGGTTGTTCCCAACAAAAATGTGGTAAATAACGTGGTCAATAACGTAGTTAACGACGTGGTAAATAATAATACCAAGCCCAACAACAAAAAGAACGAGATCGTACCCAACAACAAAAAGAACGAGATCGTGCCCAACAACAAGAAGAACGAGATCGTACCCAACAACAAGAAGAACGAGATCGTGCCCAATAACAAGAAGAATGAGATCGTGCCCAACAATAAAAAGAACGAGGTCGTTCCCAACAACAAGAAGAATGAGATCGTGCCCAACAATAAAAAGAACGAGGTCGTTCCCAACAACAAAAAGAACGAGGTCGTACCCAATAACAAGGTCGTTCCCAACAACAAAAAGAACGAGATCGTGCCCAATAACAAGGTTGTACCCAATAACAAGAAGAATGAGATCGTGCCCAACAATAAAAAGAACGAGATCGTTCCCAACAACAAGGTCGTGCCCAACAACAAAAAGAACGAGGTCGTTCCCAACAACAAAAAGAACAAGGTCGTGCCCAACAACAAGAAGAACGAGATCGTACCCAACAACAAAAAGAATGAGATCGTGCCCAACAACAAGAAGAATGATATCGTGCCCAACAACAAAAAGAATGAGGTCGTTCCCAACAACAAAAAGAACGAGATCGTTCCCAACAACAAGGTCGTGCCCAACAACAAGAAGAACGATATCGTGCCCAACAACAAGAAGAACGAGGTCGTTCCCAACAACAAAAAGAACGAGATCGTGCCCAACAACAAGAAGAACGAGGTCGTTCCCAACAACAAAAAGAATGAGATCGTGCCCAACAACAAGAAGAACGATATCGTGCCCAACAACAAGAAGAACGAGGTCGTACCCAATAACAAGAAGAACGATATCGTGCCCAACAACAAGAAGAACGAGGTCGTTCCCAATAACAAGGTCGTGCCCAACAACAAGAAGAACGAGATCGTACCCAACAACAAAAAGAATGAGGTCGTGCCCAACAACAAAAAGAACGAGATCGTGCCCAATAACAAGGTTGTACCCAATAACAAGAAGAATGAGGTCGTTCCCAACAATAAAAAGAACGAGGTCGTTCCCAATAACAAGAAGAATGAGGTCGTTCCCAACAACAAGAAGAACGAGGTCGTACCCAATAACAAGGTCGCCCCCAATAACAAGAAGAACGAGGTCGTACCCAATAACAAGGTCGCCCCCAATAACAAGGTCGCTCCCAATAACAAGAAGAACGAGGTCGTACCCAATAACAAGGTCGCTCCCAACAACAAAAAGAACGAGGTCGTTCCCAATAACAAGGTCGCTCCCAATAACAAGAAGAACGAGGTCGTACCCAATAACAAGGTCGCCCCCAACAACAAGAAGAATGAGATCGTGCCCAACAATAAAAAGAACGAGGTCGTTCCCAACAATAAAAAGAACGAGGTCGTTCCCAATAACAAGGTCGCCCCCAACAACAAGAAGGTCACACCACAAAACAGGTTCAAGAAGGCTGTGGGTAAAATTAGTACTGTAGAGTCTATAAAGAAGGCTGGAGCCAATATTAGACGAAGAAACAATGCTATGAAAAAAATGGTCATGACTCAAAACAGGTTCAAGAAGGCTGCGGGTAAAATTGGTGCTATAGAGGCTTTGAAGAAGGCTGGAACCAATGCCAAGAACCGAAAGGAACTTGTGAGTAACCTGGTCAGCAATGCTATGATAACTGTTACAACTAACAATAAAAAACCAATTTACAACAACTCCACTCAACACCGAAATAACACCAAACCCAAGAACACAGTTATCAAAAGTCCAACAACTATCAACAATCCTTTGTTTAATAATAAACCATTCAATGCTTCTGAAGAACTAAACAAACAGCTGAATATCAAGGGTAAAGAACTCAATAAGGCAAACACAAATAAGAAAATTCGTAATGGTGTGGAATTTAAAATCAAGCAGATTGAGGGTCTCACAAATACTAATGTCACAGAATTCATGAAGAAATGGAACACGACGAAGAACCCTTTTACCCGCAAATCGATTTTCAATCAAGCGCGTAAGAGGGGTGAGGGTCGTCTCAAGGGTAAAAAGGTGAAAAATGAGAGAAACAAACCTAAACAAGAGAACAATTTCAATGCTTCTGCTGCGATTAACAAATTGAATATGGCACCCAAAAAGAACAGTCTTATGAAGAAGGCCAAAAACGAGGTTGGTCGTTTCGCTGGTCGGATCGGTAAATGGGATCCTGCCATTAAGAATGCAAAGAATAACGCGACTCTCACAAACTTGGAAAAACAGATGAACAAAAAGATTGAATTGCGTAAAGAAATTCAGACCAGTAAGATTGGACCAATAAAAAAGCGGGGTCATCTCGAAAAGGTCATGCAACTCAAGAATAACGTGGGTCAGAGGCGGAAGATTTTTGAAGAACAGTTGACAAACCTTTCAAATAAGGGTGAAAGAAACACCCTCAAAAAGTATATTCAGGGTCTGAATATTCCACGCGAAAATAAGAGTGGATACGTCAAGAGAATTAATGCACCCATGCAAACCTCGCTTGATTCGTGCATCGTGAACAAACAGGTGATCAAAAGATTTCCAATGCTTCAAAGTCTCTGGTTGCAGGGGCCATTGGTAAGATTCAAGCCAATGAAAACAAGAATATTGCTAATGCCTCAAAGTCTTTGGTGTCTGGTGCCATTGAGCAGGTGAAGAAGAATGAGGCTGCCACCAAGATCCAAGCTGTTGTCAGGGGAAAGAAGAACCGTAATATGGCTATGAACAAAAAGCGTACAGAATTTACTGAGTTGGCCAAGAAAACGAGTACAAACTTCAGTAGGAATATCATCGCTATGAAGAATATGAAAAATGCATTCAAGTTGAGGGGTAGGATTGAAGGCGCTGTTCGTAAGAATGTGCGTCCCATGGTTCCAATCACGGTGCCTCTCGAGGAAAATGGTGAAATATCAGCCGCGGCTCTCACCCCCAAACCCCCTAACACACCCAAGCCCAATAAACCTTCATTTAGATCTCTTGTCCAGAAAAACAAGGAAAAGCGGGTAATGAACGGGGTTAAGATTGCTGCCAAGATTGCGGAGAACCAGAAGAAATTGGCTGAGGCAAGTGGTGCTCAGAAAGTTCAGTTGGCTAAACAGCAAAGAGCTGCCATGAACAGAAATAAGGGGAAGAATGCATCCACCGCCGCGAGTCTTTTAAAACCGAAAAATAACAAGTTTGTTCAAAAAGGTATATCGAGTCAAGCCGCTCTTAAAGCGAATGCGAGACGGGCTGAACTTGCGGCTCGGAAAGCTGCAAAGAAGTCTGGGGGTACACAAAAAAAGCAACAAGTGAAGCGTAAGTAAACTCAAAATTATGTAAAATTGTATCTAAAAATGAATCACCCCGACGACGATTGCTCTGTGATTACCGACATGCCTCTCGGTGATGAGGTTGCAGACTTCATTGAACGGGGTCTCCATAGGGACATGACAGAGGAAAATGTATGGGAGTGGTGTGAAGAAAATTTAGACGAACTCACAACTATTTATGAGAAGTATCGGGGTACATACTTGTCATATGGGCAGGCAGACATTACTCTCTTTTTTGCGCAGACAGTGTACGAGAGAGATGAGCGCACATGAAATGATTAGCAATTTTGTAGACTTTCAATAATTGTAATTTAAAGAAATGAAATGCCTTTAAGTTAATGAGTAATTGTGATGTATGTTGTGAGAAATTAAATAAGATAAATCACAAACAAGTCAAGTGTCCTTTTTGTGATTTAACCAGTTGTAGATCATGTTCTCAAAGATATATACTTTCCTCTTTCGAAGATCCACATTGTATGGGGTGTAAGACTCTATGGAATCGTGAATTTGTGGATTCATTTTGTACCAAATATTTCCGAAACACGGAACTTAGACGACATCGTGAGAATATTCTATTTGAAAGGGAAAAAGCACTCATGCCTCAAACGCAACCCGAGGTTGAACGTGTTTTAAATATTCGTAGATTGCGGGATATTATTAAAGATCAAAAATATAAACTTATAGAACTTCATAACAGGTATAAAACATTCGATTTGGATCAGATACATCCGATTCACCCAGAGATTCTTACATTATATCGTCAAATGGAAACTACACACAGACATTTAGAAGATATTCGATATCGTGGGACTCTGATAGACGGTGAACCTAGAAAGTTTGTAAGACAATGTCCAATGGAAGAATGTAAAGGATTTTTAAATGAGGAATGGTATTGTGGTTTATGTGATGACAAATTTTGTAAAAGTTGTAATGAGAAACTTACTGAAACACATGAATGTAATCCAGAAGTTGTAAAAACTATGAAACTCTTGAACAAGGATAGTAAATCATGTCCTAAATGTGGAACTGTGATACATAAAACAAGTGGATGTGCACAGATGTGGTGTATATCATGTCATACAGCATTCAATTGGCGAACAGGTGAAATTGAAAAGGGGCGTATACATAATCCACATTTCATAGAGTTTAAGAAAAAAACGATGATGTCTCGGGAACATGGAGATATACCATGTGGTGGAGTACCATCATTCAGGGAACTTCGTGAAATTCTAGCTTCGAATGAAATACTTCGTTGTGCGGTAATTATACACGACGTGGAGCGGGAAAATTTATATTTGGATCTTAGACCTATAGATAACTTACATTTCCGGGTAGCATATATGTTGAATGATGTTGATGAAGATTATTTTAAACATCATTTACAGTGTCAAGAAAAATACATTGAAAAAATGAGAGACATTTCAAATATTTTCGAAATGATGGCAAATAGTGGTGGTGATCTACTCCGACAATATGTTCTTGAACCTGAACGTCATGATGAGATTGTAGACATGATACATGAAATTGTGGACTATGGAAATGATATTTTTGAAACAATTCGAAAAAGATATACTTGTAAAACTCCTAGGAATATTTATATATGAATACAATAGGATGATACTTTTACTATTCATAATACTTATAGTCATCTACCTCTTACCCAAATACTCCAAACCTCGTATGATAAAAAACTTTTTATCAGACGAGGAACGGAAATACTTAATGAAGGAAGCTGAGAAGAATATGGAAACATCGACTGTCACAAATGGTAAGAAAGTGGATGAGAATGTGCGTAAAAGTCAAACCGCGTGGTTGACTAAAGATGATCCAATTGTTCGAAATGTCATGGAAAGATGTCTCGAGTATACGGATAGACCTCTCACGAATTGTGAAACACTTCAGGTGCTCAAATATGAACCAGGTGGCTTTTATAAACCACACCAGGATGCATTTAAAAATGAAAGTAACATGAGAATGTACACATTTATTTTAGCTCTGAACGATGACTATGAAGGTGGTGAGACTGTGTTCCCCAAGTTGGGTGAAAAATACAAGCTCGGTGCGGGTGATGCCCTCTTCTTCGAGACACTTGATAATTATGAGATGATGACGTCCAAAGCTTTACATGGTGGGCAACCTGTAAAGTCTGGTGAAAAGTGGATATGTAATTTATGGGTCAGGAAGTATCCATACACTATGTGAACATCTTCTAATAAATATACTTAAAATCTTTAAACAATTGTAGAGTATGAAATGTGTAGCAACATTCTCCGAAAATAGTCTTTACAAAATAAAGTTGGCAAAGACTCGTAGAAATGTCCTTGAATCTATGTATCGTGGAGGTACGCCCGATCAAGGAAAATCTGAGACTTGGTTTTCGTTTCACGGAAGCGATAAAAGAAGCACAGGATATTTGTAAGATTGACAAAGATTCTTCGGAGTGTCATTGGGCTTGGTATGAAGTGGATGAGTTGGAAGATTCTATACTTCGTCTATATCCTGATAGACGGTGACAATTGGGGGTTCATCACTATACCCATAATAACGAATTGATATTCCAAAAAGTTTCATCATATCTTCATTAACTTGTTCGTTAATATATGTTTTCCAATTTTTTAGAGTTGTTGCGAAATATTCGATTCCATCATCTGAAAATGCACCTATACGCATGAATGGCTGACTACGAAGTTTTCTCATGTATTCATAAACAGATTCGGGTAGAGGCGCTGCCATATTATAGGATGATTCGAGGATATCAATGACGTAATATCCATGTGATTCACAAATTAGATTGACTTGCATTTTGGGAAAGCCTTTTATGTACGCTTCAAAATCTGCATTACTTGGAAGAGTTGTAAATATTTGTATATTTTCACACACACTCCATTCATTATACCCAATTCCTGGATGTGTATGATATGCTATTTCTGAATACCAAACCTTCCCAATTTCTTCGACATCGACACGGTCTCTCTTTTTTGATGTAATACGGGTCGGTTCACTAAATGCATAATTTTTATATTTAATACCACCAGCATACTCCCACTGTTTGATAGAAGACAACTTGCTTATTTCTTTCAAATTGTGGACGACTTCACGAGACAATTTTATCCGATTCTTTCTAACTGTCATACATGGGCGGATGAGACTCGTGTACATGATGTACCATAAGAATATTTTTTTAACTAAGAGATATTCATGAGTACATTTCTATCTAGGAGTGTAATTTCACCGAGTTCATCCCATGTATAATACTTGACAGATATACCAAATTCTTTGCGCATGATGGGATCCATGAAATTGTTTACAGTTCGTTTCCATTGGTTAGGGGTTGTTTGAATGTATACTAAATCACTCCATTTCACTCTCACTTTTTTGAATTCCTGACCATTCATGAGGGTATTAAATTTTCGGGTGACATCACCAGTGTTAGGTTTGTTCATATTCGTTTCAATGAGGTCAATGATATAGTACCCTTGGTTCTCGAGGATCAGATTCGCCTGCACGGTTGGATAATTATCAACATAGACCTTAAAATCGGATGCACTCGGGTAGGTGAAGAGTGCTTTGTCATATTCGGGGACAGGATGTGTGTGATACACGATGTATTGAGTTAAATCCTCTTGTGTCGGTTGCACAGTGGCGAGTTGTCGATTTGTACGTTCAGTCGGTTTATTGAACTTGACATAATTACGTGTATTTGTTAGAGTGAACGGTATTGTACCCGCGTATTCGACTTTCTGTTCCCATGTTTTCTTGTACACAGCTTGAAGTTCATTGATAACTTTACGACTTAAACGAACTGATAAATATCGATCATTCGCACGGGTCACCGTACCTACATTAAATGTATTTCGTGGTATATTCACCCGTCTAAATTTATTAGTCAGTCGACGGAGTGCGGTATTGATTCGACGCTGCCTGCGAGCAGTTTCCGCGGACACCATCTTATAGTAGATAAAGAAGAAAAATGAGTTGAATTTAATGATAGAAGACCTGGCTCGAGAGATATATTCTCAACTGGGACCTGGGTACAGTGAGAGAGTATATCATACTGCTATGGAAGTTTTACTACGGGAGAAGGGGGTTCCTTACGAATCTGAAAGAATCATTCCGATTCCGTTCAAGGGGCATGTGATTGGTAATTTAAGGGCGGATATGATTATTAATAAGGAGACTGTTCTAGAATTCAAGACGATCAAAACTCTTAATGACGCGGCGGAGTTGCAGGGTAATAACTATCTTCGTCTGACAGGTCTGAAGACGGCGTATCTGGTGAATTACCCACCTCATCCTGATCGGGAAGTTGAAGTGCGTATGATTCTTCTAGACAGTGTTCATTTATGATATACATATTTAGGTTCAATTTGTAGATAGACTGGAGTCCCACCACTTGGAGGCTTTCGACAAAAGTTTTTACAGTTGCAACAATCTCTGGGGTTCATGAGTTGTCTCTTATTTGCGTAGCACCTCATAGGGAGGTAAATATCCTTCTTGAGAATACGAATAATTCTATCGATGAGAATCATAGTAGTTACCGATTTTTGAAAATTATGTAGACTTAGGTTCTTCACACAATTTACAGATGGGCAATCTATCAAAGCACTTCATACATAAGAAGTGTTCACATTTCCGAAACTTGAGACATTCCCCTGTTTTACAACATCTCGGACATTCGTATGTCTTAAATTCTAATATTTCATTTTTGAATCTCCAAAAGCATGAAGTGCAAACTTTCAACCCATGTTTTACTTGTTTACTACATACATGATAGTTTGGGCAATTCATTATTTTATACAGTAGGAATAAATTCCCATTTTAAATCGTGGCAGATCTTCTTCCATATGACATCTTGTTGGTACAACTTTTCTTTAGACTTTAGGAGTGGGAAGTATTGAAGATAATCGTCTTCACCCAAGAGTTCGCAAAACTTATAGAGGACGTAAGAGTAACTGAGAAAGTTTTTTCTCTCTGCGGGACAGTTATCATCGAATGGTCTCTGAATATCCTTGAACATTATTCGTAGATACTCCTCCAACTCTTGGGGCATGTTAGGGGGTTTGATCCCATTGAGAATATTTGTGATATATGGGACATGTTCATAATATTTATTGAGTCTCAACTTTTTCAAAAGTGCTCGAATCTTTGCGTGTGTGATATCTTCAAGGTTTTTGATTTTCATTTTCTTGAGTTCACTTCGTAATTGTTCGATGACTTCGGGGGGTATATTTGTCATCTCCTGTGCTTGAAATTGTGACAACCACTCGTTAAAGTGGTTCTCTCGTTTGTATGAATAGTTTATAATTTTTTCGGAAGTCTCT